CTATTTTTTACATTGGAAAGACTTTTTTGGACACCAGATAATGCTTGTTTAGATTTATCTCTAGCAAGAATATCAATATTTAGTTTTTTTGTAGTCATTATCTTCTTTTACCTTGCATCTTCTGTTTATTCAATGCTTTTTGTTCTTCTTCGTGTTTTAAAGTGTAATATGCTATCCAAGTATTAAATTCTTCTACAGGCATTTGTAAAATCTCACCAATAGTTTTGTGTAGTTTTTCTGCTAGGAAAAAATAAAATCTGAAATCTGAATTATTATTTAGTTTTTTTTTAGTGCTGTGGTATCTGGTGATGTACCAAGAATTTGACTTGCAACTCTGCTAAGAATATCTGGATCTACAAATCTTTTCATTTTGATCTTTGCTTCAAGATCAAACATTTTATCACCATCTTTTGTCAATGCTTTTTTAACAATGACATCAATAAGAACTGTCAAGCTGTTGTCAGATGTACCTTTGAATATCTCATCTTTTTCAATAAGAGTAAAAGGTTTCACATAGATAGCATCTTCACCTACTAAGTTCCATTCTGGAACTTCAATAATTCTTGTTTCTTGGTGCTTGAAATGTGTTATAGCACCTTCAAGAAAATCTTTTTTAGCCATATAATATTAGATATTATACAGATAAGTGAGATATGCCACCAGAAATTTGAAAGTTGAAAGTTCTGGAAATAATACCATCAAGAGTCACAGCTATAGATGCACCTGTCACAATACCTGTGCCAGAGTAATATTTATCACCACTATCTGCACCCTCTGGATATAATTCCAAAGTTGCTGATGTGCCTACATCTAATGCTTCTTGACCACTATCTGTTTCATCAAAATGACATTCAACAGTAGCAGTAGCATCTCCCCTTAAAACTTTGTAAGACTTTTTTGAGTCAGTTAATGCAGTATCTTCAACAGTATCTTGGGTTTCATCAATAGAAAAACCTATTACTTCACCAACTGTTGTTCCACCAACTTTAACTAATCCACTTGTTCCGACATGGGTTGCCATTCTTCATTCTCCTTTGTTTGATCCTCTACCTTTTTTTTCTTCTTGGTAGATTTTTTTTCTTCATTAAGTGTATAACCTAATGAAAGAAACTTGTCTAGTTCACTATCCCAAATTTCTTTAGAATATCCATCTTTCCATAAAGTAATTCTTTTTGCCATTAAGCTGTACCTCTAGTAAAACTATATAAAACTCTTACCACAATTCTCACTCCACCCAAAGGATAAAGTGTTCCCTCATCAGAAGAAACTTCTACAATTTTTGTTTCTAATGCGTTCCCACCACGAGTCCTATCAGCATCTAAGGTTTCTTCAATTACTTCTATTAATTGATTTCTTTTTGTATCTATGTTTGTATCTGTGCCTTTTGCAAAAGCAACTATTACAAAATCTACTGTGCCACTTCTAGTTCCTGCTGATGTGTCACCAAGACTAAGATCTTCTCTTGTTTCATCTCCTGTAGAAATGAACATGGCAGGAAACTGTGCGTTAGATAGTTCCTCTGGATCAAATGGCTCTCTTGTAAGTTTTTTAAATTCTATAGGTGAAGAAATAGCATCTAATACTGTTATTATGTTCCCTGCAATATTTTCTCTTTTACTCATTTCAATATCTTTTCTAGTTTTATATCAAATTCTTTAAATATCAAATCTTCTTCTTTTTTGTTTATAGAGAAAAAAGGTCTTACTACTTTGCCTTTTCCTGCACCTTCAACATCATGGAAAAATGCTTTTCTATTTTCTTCTTGCCTACCAAAAAATATTGATCCTTTTGAAGATGTGACTTTTGTTGTCATGGCAGATAACATATTGCCTCTAAAATTAAGATCTGGCTTTGTATTCCTACCTGTTGCACCTCTAAATTCTCTATAACCACCCTCAAAAAATTTATATCTTGGGTTAGACTCTCTACCTATATTGAAAAAAAATGGTTTTGTTGAATATGGTGCAAATGGTGATCCATTAACACTTTTACCTTTTTCAGTTCTTATTCTTATTCTTCTTAATTGTCCTGCTGAAACATTAGCAAGTATTTCTTTTATTTTACTTGGAAACCTTTTCTGTATTGTTGCAAATTCTTTTCTTAATTTAATTGAATTAGATTTGATGCTAACAGAAGCAACCATTATCTACATACGCATTCGCCATTACAAAATTCACACATTTTCTACCTCTGCAATCTTAACATATGAATTGGCTCTTTTTCACTAGCTTGGATTGTACCACTACTGTCCTCATCATATTCTACACCATCTCGTAATACAGCTTGAAACTCCTCTGAATACTTCTGCCTATAAAAATCCATTTTGTTTTGAAAAGTATCTTTACCATCTCCACCATCTGGATCTTTGAACTTAGATAGTATTGGGTAAATATACTCTGCTAATGTTTTGTAAACCACGCATCTTTTCCATTGTGCGTCTGTTAATTTATTGCTTTCTAATTCTAATGTTGTGACTTTTGTAATATCTTTGTATCTGACTGTATGTCTGTATCTCTCCCACCATTCTTCTCTGATCTGTCTGATGACATCATCTTCTCCGAACTGTAGTTGAGTATCAAAATCTGTAATACCAAACTCTGCAATATCTGGTTGGTACTTTTGAACCTCTGCTAAATTGACACCAAACTCACTTGTTGCCATTATTTTTTACCTTTTTTTTTGGTTTTTTTTTCTTCCTTTGGTTTTTCTTCGTAGGGTTGCCACCCTTTAAGAGTCCAAAGATTTTCATTATTTTCATAATCATGTTTGTTTCTCTCAATGATTTTACCATCTTTGTTTGTAAGTTTTATTTTTGACATAATTATCTATAGCATATGGGTGGGAAAAACCCACCCATAAATTTATCAATATTAGTTAATGACAGACTCGTTAAGCATTTCAATGCCATATGAGTCGTGTAATTCACCAACACCATATACTGCTGTTGCTACAATCTCATCTGCTCTTAAACTTGCATCTCTTTGTGACTCAATCTTAAGATCTTGCATCATGGCTAAACCAAGTGCATCTTGTGAGAATACTGCACCTTTACAGTTATCAGTATCTGTTGTTCCATCAACATTTGATGACTCAAATATTCTTACACCTGCGATCTCACCAATAAAGCCTGTTCTCATAGCTTCATTCTGTAAGTCACCTGCGTTTGGATTTACAAATGTGTTTGTCAAAGATTTCTTTACATTGTAAATAACCTTTGGGTTGAATACACCAAAGTATGGTGCAGGTACATTTGCTTGTCTAAGTGTTGCAACTGCTTTGAAAATATTATCAATAGTCAATTCAGTTCCTGCACCACCAATGCTTGTTGAAAAGCCATCAAATAATGCTGTAAGATCTGTGTCTATTTTCTTTGCTATTGCTTCACCAAATAATCTACCAATATCTGCACCGACATTTCTTGATGCTGAATTTCTTGCTAGATCAGTTAATGTTGTCATAATTCCAACTTCTGAAGCTGTGATAGTCACAGATGTTGGATTGACTGCTGTGTTTGTTAAGTCTGTTGCTTCATTGACTGCTGATGCAGATACAGTTCCATAAATCGGTACTTCTACTGATTTACCACCACCTGCAATAGTGTAATTACGCACCAAACCACGCATAATTGATTGCTCTTGAGCAACAAATAATGCTTCTTGTACTATCTCGGTATATAGTTCCGATATCGTACTGCTTGTTGTTTCATTTGCCATTTTATTTCTCCTCTAAATAGCTGTTATTATTTATTTAGATTAATCACAGTAGGTTGAGCATTTCGCTGTTTTCTTAGTTCAGCATACTTCTTCCTATCATCTGGATTATTCATATCTAAGTCCGACAAATTAAAGGTTTGTGCGTTCACCTTACCCACATTACTTACACTCCCACTACCAGAAGGTGTTGCAACTTGGAAGTGTGCGTTCTGCGTTATAAACTCTGAAACAAACTCATCAATAGATAATGGTTTGCCTTCTTTGTTGTATCTTGTTGTTCCATCTTTATCAAGTATTTCTGCTTTGCCTTCTTCATTTAGTCTTACATTATCTTTCAGCAAATCTTTTACTTGATTAGGATTGATGGCTCTATTGTTAGATGCTGATTGTATAAGTTGCTTATCAATCTTCTCTCCTCTAAGTTCATCTTGTAATTTTTGTAATTCTTTCTTATGACTTTCAACTAAAGATTGCCTTACTTCTTCAAACTTACCTGCTTCTAGTTTTCTTTTTTCTTCAGCTTCTTTAGATCTAGCAATAATCTCTTTTGCTTCATCAAGATCAGATACACCCAAATCTTCTAGTGTTCTTCTCTTTTGTCTATGAAGTCTGTCTTTGATTGTTTTGTCAATCAAGGCTTGGCTATCTTCTTTTGGCTCTTTAGTTTCTACTTGTTCTACTACTTCTTCTTGTTTTGTTTCTTCCTGTACTGTTTCCGTTTTGTTCTCGTCAGACATAATAGTTCTCCTTATTATTATTTAAGATGTATAAAATAATTATAGATTATTCAACAAATTTATCCCAATCATCATCAAACAGAATAAAGCTGTGCCTACATCTATACCCACCTCTGTTTACAAATGGATCAGTTCCAGACTTACCATTCCATGATGTACTAGACCACAAACTCCTTGCTTCTTCCTCTGTAAAAACTTTATTTAGATTGTTTCTACAAAATGGTCTGGTAGTAGTGATATTAGTTCCTACATACTGAAACTTTGTTATTCCTGCTTCTTTACCTTTATAGATAGTAAACTGTCCATCAAATTGCATCAAACTATCATGTGCAATTTGCCCTGCATATCTTCTCATATTGTTGCCCAGAATATCTGAAGCATATTTTGTATGTAATATTTCTCTTGCACTTTTTACTCTTGCAATAGTAGAAGCATCATCTGAATATCTGTTTTTGTCTATGTAATCTACAAGTCTATTGATAGCTGTTTCATTTGATCTTTGATAAACACCATTGATCTGTCCTCTGATGTTTTTAACCATTTCATTAAATGGTCTGCCTGTCACAGAAGATTGATATACTTCGTTGGCAACTGTATCTAAAAATCTATTTGCTACATCTTCAAATCCAGAGAATGACAAAAACTTTAGATCATTGATTACTTTTAAATCTGGTTTTGTAAGTGTTTTAAAACTATCTGGTATTTGTAATGGTCTTATAAACTTCTGATATTCTTTCACTATCTCATCATATTCAGAAACAATAGTATCTGCTTCTTTTAAAAAGTTTTGTTCAATAAGTG